AAGACCCGAACACGACCCAAAAAGCTTACATTTTGACGAATCATGCCAATTCTCCCATCGGGGGAACGTTCTGGCATATTCGGACGTTTTTCTACGGTTCTTTGACCGGCAACCGAGCGCAAATTGCGATTCGGTACGCTAATACTGACCAAATGTTCATTCGGAGATACAATGACGGAGTATGGGCGCCGTGGGTAGAAGTCGTGACTGCTGAGAGGGGATTTTTCAACACTGATTTGGTACTGCCCAACGGGAAGGGGTTATACGTAAGAGACACTAACGGCAACGTTCAACTCGTGGGTGCCATTAACGATAGCAATCTTATACTGCTCGGTGACCCTGATTTGCCCACCTATATCCGCGGCACTGAAGTAAAAATAAACGGTAATACGGCATGGCATTCTGGCAACGATGGAGCCGGAAGCGGCCTCGACGCGGATTTGCTGGACGGCAGACAACCAAGCACATCCGCATCCGCGAACACGATTGTTCAGCGGGACGGGAGCGGACGTGCGAAGTTCGCGGCGCCTGTGGATTCTGATGATGCGGCGCGGAAGGCAGAAGTGGATGCGACAATTAGCGGCAAAGAGATTCCCGGAAACGATGCAAATAATGCTATCAAGACGGGGTACTATTACTTTAACCCGAGCACAGTAAACGGGCCGGGGTTTCAGTATGGGATCATCCACACTATGGTTTCCAATGGCGATACTCATAATGGGACCGATAACTGGGTGTTTCAAGTTGCTTATACTACAGGCTATAACGCTATAAAGACGCGGCGAAAAATAAATGCTGGCCCTTGGAGCGATTGGGCATGGGTATGGACATCTGAGAGCGATGGACCCGGAAGCGGCCTCGACTCGGATTTGCTGGACGGTATTCAAGCAGAACGGTTTATCTACGGCGACAACGCGCGAGGGACCGTGCACTATGCGGGTGATCTTAACAACATCACAAAAAGCGGGTTTTACTACGCATTTTCAGGCCATTCCAACGGGCCGTCTGGTGCAAATGGATTTTTGATACATCACCAGATGTCCGTAGACAACAACTTCGCAGCCCAAACGTTTATTGATTACAACAACGACAGATTTTACTTCCGCAGAAAGGTTGACGGAACATGGCAAGGCTGGAAAAAAATATGGAATGAATCGAATGACGGTCCCGGAAGTGGTCTTGATGCCGACACCGTGGACGGACAGCACGCAAGTGCATTCTGGACGAAAAGCGAAATCCCCTACGAAACCGGGACATGGACGCCTGAGCTAACTTTTGGTAATTCGTCAAGTGGCATCACTTATAGCAACAGAAAAGGACGATATACGCGAATCAGAAACGTGGTATATTGGACGATGGAAATGCAGCTAAGTTCAAAAGGTACTGCAACCGGAACTGCTCGGATTAGTGGGCTTCCTTTTATACCACTAAGCACCGCGCCGGACGTGATACTGCCTGTAGGATATGCTACAAGGATTACTCTCCCCTCAGGGGGAGCGTGGGTAAGTGCGCAAATTTTCTGGAATTCCGCGGCACTTGTCTTATTTGCATCTGGGAACGTTGGTACTAATGCCGTCATCACGAATGAGCATTTTGCAGACAGTAGCGGCCTTAAAATACAAGGCTTTTACTTTATTCCTGATTAACTGGAGGTAATCGAAATGGCAAGTGTGATTGAACGCTATACGCTGGACATGTTGACGCCGAACAGCGTGAGCATCAAAAAGCAACAGCATGTCGAAATCAACGGGGTTGAGTATCCAATCGGTGAGCCGTGGCGCCGCGCATACGTAAATAGCGCGTCTGGTCGCCAGCAGGTGCAGGACGAGGTGCCGGAACCGTACCGCTCCGCCATTTTCGCGGTTTGGGGCGACACACCGACAGTCGCTGATCCGGTCGAGGAATCACCGGTCGAAGAAGATGCAGGCTCCGCCGAATAGGCAGGACTTATCGCGCGGCTCGTATACGTTTAATTTGTTCGATCTTCCGAAGTTCAGGCTATTATCATACCAAAGATCGAATCCCATGTGGTATAAATAGCCTGAACGATCCACTTCGGAAGGAGGGGTACATGTGATGTCGGAATTGACCAACTTCGAGCGAATCGGGGCCGTTGGTCTCGCCGCCATGATAGTATTTATCGGCTACAAGATCATGCAACTGCTCATGGATCAATGGCGGGCCAGTACTTCGGCGCAGGAGCGCGCGGTTGATGCACTCAACCGAAACACGGACAGCTTCGAAAAGCTGGCGGCCGTGTTCGAAAAGCAAGCTGAACGTGATGTCGAATTTCAGAAGTTCGTCACGGGCGTACTCAACAAGAATACTTCGCTGCTGACAAGTGCCCACCAAAAAATCACCGAACTTCATGGCGCTGTTCTCCGGCATGGCGTTCCGCGATATGAGGGGGATGACCAAGTTGGCTAAGATGTTCGACACGGCGACGAAAATTACGTCCGCCGCAACAGCGAAGAAGTTCGTCGAATCCGGGTACACGGCCATCGGCCGTTACGCGGTTCCAAACAGTTGGAAATCGCTGACACTGTCTGAAGCAAACATTCTGAAGTCCGCCGGCCTGAAGATCATCTCCATTTGGCAGATCGACGGCAAGAACAGCGTGCTTCAGGGGTATGCAAAAGGAAAGTCGGACGGTGAGCGCGCCGTCGCTTACGCGAAGGAGCTTCAGCAGCCGAAGGGAAGCGCCATCTACACGGCGGTTGACTTCGACGCTCAGGCCAGCCAGATGGAGACCGTCAAGGCGTATGTGCGAGGTTTCCGGGAGGCTGTCAATGCTGCCGGATATCTCGGCGGCGTGTACGGCTCCGCGGCCGTCATGAAGACCTGCATGGCTGCCAAAGTGGCGGACCGTTACTGGCAGACCTACGCATGGAGCAAAGGCGAGGTTGTCAAAGGAATCAACCTGTATCAGCGCAAGAACGACTTCTCGATGCATGGCGTGAACATCGACGACAACGACACTTTTGGCGACGAGGGCTGGTGGCCGCTCGACGTGAAGGAGGAAAAACCGTTCGTGAAAGGAAATACGAAATTCTCGGATGTGCCGGCTGGGCACTGGGCTGAAAGCTCCATCAAGCAGGTTTCCGAAGCCGGGCTCATGAATGGCCTGCCGGACGGCTCTTTCGGCCTCGGCAAACCGGTGTCGCGGGAAGAATTGGCGGCTGTTGTCGCCAATCTTCTGAATAAAACCAACCTGAGTAAGAAGGAGGATTAACGGATGAACGGGCAAGACGTGATGCAAGATGTGCTGCTGTTTGCGTCCGCCATCGTGGTGTTCGTCACCGCACTGGTTCAACTGGTGAAGGTGTCGATCAACCTTCCGAAGCGTGTCGTGCCGCTTATCGGCCTGCTTATCGGCCTCGGCATCGGCGCTGTGGCCTATCCGTTTACGGAGCTCGACCTGATTCTCCGCCTGTGGTCCGGCGGGATCGCCGGCCTGTCGGCTACCGGACTTTTTGAGTTGGTATTCAATAAGCACGAAGGCACGACAAAGGAATAATCGAGCTTCCGAAGCCCGCCTTAATGGCGGGTTTTTCGTTGACAGAGTAAATAAATCTTGATATCGTCAGCTTCAGAAGTCAACCACTTTGGAAAGGAGGTACGCTATGAACAAGATGGAGCTCGTCGCAGCCGCAGCAGCGAAAAGCGGCGACTCGCAACGCGCGACTAAGCGTGCGCTGGATGCGATCGTCGAGACGATCATCGAATGCATGCAGCGGGGCGAGGAAGTGAAGATTCAAGGTCTGGGTACGTTCTCCATATCCAAACGGGCAGCTCGTAAGGGCCGGAACGTCATCACGGGAGAAACCGTCCATATACCGGAGCGCAATCTTCCGAAGTTTACAGCAAGTCTGGACCTGAAGAAGGCTGCTATGGCGTCGAGAACGGACGCGTAAGTTGTGAGCGTAAAGTCAACTGCATCTTAACCAACACCATCAAAAATTCAATAGCGCTGCCGCGGTGGCAGACTTGTTACGCATCTTGTACACAAGCGAATATAGAGTCCCGGAAAAGTCCTGCTTTATGCAGGACTTTTCCGTTTTTAAGCTTCCGAAGCGCGGGTAGAATTCTGGGAAAGGCCTGTGTATGTTGGGTGTGAGGGATAGCAACCCTAAAAGGAGGATGCGCTATGGAACTGAAAACGAAAGACGGGTACTACCTGATCCTGAAAGACCTCATGCCTGTGCTGGAGGACAAAATCCAGAAACTCCAGCGCCGGGCGAAGAAGTTGAATCTTCCGACAATCAGGATCGAGCAGGACGGTGAAGTCGTCAAGAAGGACCGCGGCCGCGTATACGAGTTCATACGCGTACGGCCGATGGGCGACGCGCCTACGCTCGACGGGTGGGAATTCATCGGCACCATCCGACACACGCCGGAAGGGAACATCATCGCCGTTGTTCCGGGGTCAAAATACGAGGCTCCGGCCGCACTGCGGGATGCTCGACCGATGTGCGACCACTGCAAGACCCGGAGAGCTCGCAATGAGACCTACATCGTACGTAACACGAAAAGCCGCAAGGTCAAGCAGGTTGGCCGTTCTTGCTTGAAAGACTTCCTTAATGGTCACGGAAGTCCGGAGGCGGTTACCGCGTTCTTCTCGACATTCAGAAGTTTCGAAGAATTTCTGAAGTCGCTGCGCGACCGCAGCGAAACTTCGGGACGGGACAAGTACCTGCTGGACGTTGAATGCCTGCTGACGTTCGCCGCACAGGTGGCGATCGACGACGGTTATTTTGTAAGCATCACTGAAGCTCGCGGCAATAAGGACGTCGACAGCACTGCCGCCAAAGCCTTGAAGTTCCTGCACAGGCATATGGACCCGTCATTTGAGCGCGACAAGCCGCGCCTGACCATCACGAAAGCGGCGGAGCAGATGGCCGCCGACATCATGGCGTGGGTAAAAGGTAACTTCGGAGGTAAAAGCGTCGACGACATGACCATCTATGAGTACAACTTGACGGTGATGTTCGCATTGCCCGGTGTTAAGCCCCGCGATGTCTACACAGTGATATCCGCCGTGGGCGCTTACAAGCGCACGCAAGAGCGGGAAGTCGCGCGCCGGGCGGAACAACGGCGCTACAAACAGAGCCAGCACGTCGGTAAGGTGGGCGATCGGGTGGAACTTGATCTTACTCTTATGAAGACGCGCACGGTGTGCACGGACTACGGCGATATGCACATCTACGTTTTCGAAGATGACGCCGGCAATGTGCTGGTCTGGAAGACGTCGACGATCATGATGTTCGTTACGGAGAACGACGAACAAACCTTCAAACCCGGCGACAGACTGCGGCTTCGCGCCACAATTAAGGACCACGACGAGTATAACAACATCAAGCAGACGGTGCTTGCCCGCGGCAAAGCGCTCGCCGTTCTCGGATAATCCTGATTATGGTTGGGCTGGTGAACGGATGGGTTAAACCGATCACCAGCCTAGACTTACTTTCATTTCCAATACCAAAATATGGTGTTCACAAAAGCGAATGAATTTGTTCTTAATTGAGAATTCAGTACCAACTCATACGGAATTCGAGGATGCACGCCCTCAGAAGCCTACTCGCTAAAATTTTTGTACCGCGCTATCAGAACGCGAACCAAAAATTTTAGCGAGTAAAAACGAAAGGGTAGACATAGGCGAATTACGTACCAACTCGTACTGAATTCGCAATAGAGAACAGGAAAACAGGCCGAACTTGTCAAAAGTTGTTCAAAGTTGTACAATGGAAACGAACATAATTTATACTTCCGAAGCGGAAATTTATGAAAATAAGGAGCTGGTAAGAATGAACGCGACGATGAACCATGACATGATGCAGGGGAAATGGACGGTAGATGATCTGGTAAAGGTGCTGGATATCCCGGAAGGCGGGGAATCTGCCGTCCGCGCCTACGTCGAGAAGGAACTGGCCCGGGCGGAGAAACACCACCGCGGGTCGGTTGACTGGAAGCAGGGCTTTATCAGCCGCCTCCAGAAGGCTATCGATGATGGCGATATCGAATTTAAGGGTGCCGATGATGAAGAATTCATCCCTGCTACACAAGAGGTTGCGAAGCAGGCGCTGAAGCGCCTGCTGACGGAGAAGAGCGCGGTCATTGCGGAACTGTATGAGAAGCATGCAGAATATAACAAGAAGTACTTCGCCGGCCAGCTCTCCGTGCCGGTCATAACGATCGAGAAGATGTCGAACCGTACGCTCGGCAACTACCAGCCGGAGGACGCAAGCGGTCTGAAGAACCACATCCGGTTCAATGAGAATTTCATTGCGCTTCAGCTCGAGGACGATAACATGGAACGTATTCTGGAGACGCTTAAGCACGAAATGATCCACCAATGGCAGGACGAAGTGCTGTACGCGCCGCGCGGTGAAGAGCCGACACGGATGGTGACCATCCTCCAGCGGGACGACGACGGCAACATTGGTTATGTTGAAGTGCTTCAGAAGCGCCGGCCGAAGGAGTGGCACAATAAGGACTTCCGGGACATGGCCGCCTGCGTCGGAATCCCGGCGAAAGGCGCGAAGTGCTACGGTAACCCGGCCCGCATGCCGGAGGCTAAGAGTTACAACCGGAAATTTACGTGCGGCTGCGTGGCGTCGAATGGGTATCCGGTCACGATCTGGAGCACGCGTCCGATTAACGCGACCTGCAACATCTGCAAGAACCGGTTTATCGAAGTTCCGAAGGCCATGACCCGCGGCAAGGTCATCGAAATCAAGATGTCGCACGTGGAGCGTAAGGGACAGGACGCCGTCAAGGATATGATGCTGAAGCAATACGAGCAGTTCGAGTGCTTCGCGTCGCGGGAAGAAAAGGATATGTTCGTCGCAGCGCTCGAGGGGCCGTTTGAAACGGGCGTTTATC